AGAATTCCAAAGCTGAAGCTCATCAAGTCGTCTTCGTGGAACTTCTGTTGCCTTAAAACCCCGTTGAATAAACGCGCTAATAGGGAGGCGATAAAATACTGCACCACTCTCCATAATACAGTGGAAGAGTATAGCACGCCCAGTGATAGCTGACAGGCCAAATATAATACAGTCTTCAACTTCCCCATGATGTTTTTTAAGATCATATAAATATTCTCTTCTTATTTGAGCATAAGTTGGAGGTATGTTTGCGTTTAAATATGCCATAAATCATTTAACTTTTCCCCAATTAATACCATTTTTATAATTAACTTTGTTTTTAATTAATAAGGGAATTGCCTCCTCCATAGTTTTTTTAATTAATTTAGCTTGTTTATCATCTTTTATAGAAATACACAATTCATCATGAATCTGTATGTGAGGTAAAATGCCCTGCTCATATAAATCTACCATGGCCTGTTTTGTCATGTCAGCAGCTGAACCTTGAACTAATCTATTCAAAGCTTTGTATGTAAATGCTGGAGTATAATAGTAATGAAAGTTTTTTAATTCTGGATCTGCCTTCCTTTCTTCATCTACAAGTTCTGCTTTATAAGCTGTGACAGCTTCCTCATATGTAAGAAGTGGAACGGTATCAAATTTACGTATTTTGTTATTCCATTTTTTATTTGTAGTTTCCCATTTGTCAAATCTACAAAATCTATCTCCTAAAGTAAACAAAAGCCCCTGTAATTTAGCAAACTCAATTAATTCCTCTGAAAGTTTTTTTACAAAGGGAACGTACTCATGATATCTTTTAAAAAGATCTTGAGCTTCAAATCTATCTAATCCTAATTCGGCTTGTAATTTAAATTTACCCATACCATAAAATAATCCAAGATTAATAGTCTTAGCTTGTGTTCTTGAAATTTTTGCCATATTTGCTACCACTTGATGAAAATCAGAATCCTCATCTTCTTCATAAGATTTTTTAATTTTATAAATACTATTTATTATATCTGTGTAATAAGGGTTTTTAAGTTTTTCTGGAACATCTTCTTGTAGAAACTCAGGATCATTTGTTAAAATTTTTATTGCATAATGTACAACGATCCGTGGTTCTTGTTGCGAGTAATCAAAACTTCCCCACTTGCACCCTTCTTCAGGTAAAAACATTTCTCTCATTTTTTTACCAAAAAATCCTTTTGATGGTATTTGTTGTAAATTAGGATTAGACATAGAAAATCTTCCTGTAATTGTACCACCTTGATCAGATCTAATTTGATTTATATCTGCATGTATTCTACCTTCATGTACATAACTTAATAGACCTTCTACAAAAGTATTTAAATTTTTATCTGCTTCTCTAGCTTTTGCTACCATTCTTAACAAAGGTTCTTTGTGTTTTATTAAATAATCTTTTGGAAGTTTAGGCATTTTAGATTTAGCTGTTATTTGATAGTCATCTACTTTTAAAAAATGTAACAACTCTTTAATGGAAGACGCTGCCCAAAGCTGTATATCTATCCCTGTTTTATTTTTTATAATTTTTATTATTTTATTTTTTCTACGAATCAAAAAACCCTTGAATTCATTAGCTTTTTGGACATCTATTCTAACTCCTTTGAATTTCATGTCAACCAAACAAGGAAATAATTTTGTTTCTAAATCAAAAATATTTTGCAAGCTTTTTTGTTTCTCTTCATATATAATTTCTTTTAATTTTTTTTCAAAAATATTCCACAGTCTTAAAGTTAAACTAACATCTTGTTCAGCATAATCTTTTACTAAACTATAAGGAAGTTTATGCATATTAGACATAGGGTCTTTTATTCCATGATCAGATAAAGATCGTTCTGTTAAATCCCATTTGTATTTTGTATCTTGTAAATAATCTTTACTAATTGCATCTAAAGAATACTTCATTCTATTTTCATCAATAACTGATGCTGCAATCATAGTATCTAATAAAGGTCCTTTAGGCATTTTCCCTGTTGCAGATCTTATCCAACATACATCGTACATTGCATTGTGAAATACTTTTTTTATCTTTTCATTTTGAAAAATTAAATTGTTTAATTTAAACCAAGTTTCTTTTGGATCTAAATTAGATGTCATCGCATGTTGTATTGGAAAATATAAAGTTTGTTTATGTGTAGCTACTGCTATACCAGTAACAAAACCATTTTTCACTACAGCTCCAGATCCTTTTTTCTTTAAATCTGGATCATAAGTTTCTAAGTCAATGGCAACAGTATCGATTCCTTTTAAATCAAGATCTTCAATCTCTGGTACAGTGCACATTATTTATAATCTCTCTCTATTATCATTTCTATGTAATGCATAGCTTTCTCAAGATCTTCTTTCCCATTTTTTTGAGAATGCCTACATATGTACTTTATAGCATTACCCTCCGCAAAAAGCAACTTGTTGTCATTTACAAACTTACTTGGTTGAATCGCAAACTTTTTATAGTGAGATCCCGCAATTTGTTTATCGTACGTACTCATTTTTTCTTCCTAGCTCCCTTCCTGTTTGTGTCCTTAAAACCCATAAATCGTTCTTACCCCTGCTACACCCCACATATGCTAGATAAAGCTGCTCAAAATAGGGCTCAGGCCTTGTAATCGATAGATCTATGATGACATTATCTCTAGTAATACCCTTTACTGTATGAAAATTACCATATTCTATCTTAGCTTTTTGGTTTAAGTTGTTGTTATTAATTATGTTCCTTATGTACAAGACTTTTTCTTTAAATTTTTCTTGTGCTTCTTCTCCTTTTACTTTCTTACAAAGTTTATAAAAGTCTGTAGTAACAGCAATCGAAGAAGATAAATAACCTAAATTAACAAATTCTTGAAAAGTATAGTTTTTGTTAATCATTTTTTTAAAAATTCTAGAATCTTTTAATTTAAAATCTTTATCCATGTGCTTCCAATAACATTTAATTTGATCCAAAGATTGTGAAACTCCTTTTAAAAATAAAGGCCAAGAATAATGACAGTTGATTTCTGCATCAGATACTTTTTGATAACCCCCTACAAGAGAGTATTTAAATCCATATTTATGTAAAAAAGGCATTATCCATTGTTTTGATTTTTCTGTTCTAAAAGTAAATAAAAAAGATTCATCACTATTATTTATTTTACTTAATAAATTATTTAACTCTTCTGAGCCTTGTAAATTTGGTAGCATACTTACACTGCCTTTTACTTTTGTTGGAGACCAAACTCTTTTATAATCGTAGTGATCCCAAATAGGTTTTATTATTTTTTTACAATATTCATTTATAGCTTCACTACATCTAAAACCGTTTTCTAATTCTACATAAGGAGTCCTAGCTAATGTTTCAAACAACTCTGGATTAGATCCAGAAAATTTAAAAATAGTTTGATTAGGGTCACCTACAAAATATAAATGACCGTCCTTAATATGCTCTGACATTTTTTCAATAGCTGTTAATTGAGGAACATTACTATCTTGGGCTTCATCTACTATTAAAGCGTCTATGATGTGAGGTTTTTTACTTCTATTAAAACTATCTATCATATCATTATAGTCTTGAATTAAGTTCTCTTCTTTCCATTTTTCATAATCTTTTTTAATTTTAAGTATTTGATGGTTGTTATAAGGTTTATAAGCTTCCAAAGGAGCTTCTGTAGTGTTCCAATGCTCTGTTATAGTTAAACCACGTCCGTGTGCTTCGCTGATACATCTAAAGACAGGATGCTTTTTTAAAGGATCTTTTATTTTTTGAGCTCCTTTTGCTAAATTCATTAAAGGAATTAATTTAAGTAATTCAGCATAATCTGTAGTTTTACTAAATACTTCTCTTCTAGATCCTACAGCTGCTTTACAATACGCATGTATTGTACGCACTCTTTTTTCTAAAAAATCATCCACATCTTCTTGAATAATAGAATCATTTTTTATTTCGTCTAAATTTTTTATAGCTTCTCTTAATTCTTTAGTTGCAACATTAGTATGAGATAAAAGTATAAGTTTATCTGCACCATATAATTTATACAACTCTTTATATTTTTTTAAGATCCACATGTGAGTTTTCCCTGTGCCTGGCGGACCAACTACAAATCTAATCTTCGATTGCGTCTGCTTCGAAATCAATTTCTTTTACCTCTCCCCCTTCTATGTATTCACCTTCAATTGTTATTTGTTCACGTGGTAAATCCCATTTATCTATTTTCCAAGATACGCAAGATTTCCCATCAACTTTACCCCTGTTTTTATTAGCTTTAAGTATTCTTGTAACTTTACGTACAAGATCAATACGTTTCATTGTTATTCTTTTTGAATCTAAAAAATCTTCAAAAGCCCCTAAATTAAATTCTAAAGACTCTTTTTTAATATCATAAAATGGTAATTGAAATTCTAATAAATTTTTCTTTTCAGTGAAAGCTGATTTAGATGCAATATAATGTTTAAAATGTTTAATAAATATTAAATCTTCACTTGCCTCTTCTATATAATTATCTGACTTTCTTCTTGTTTCAAATTTCATTTTCATAATTTTTTCAAAATCAACAGGTTTCATTTTTGGAATCCAAACCTGTGCCTGTCTCATAACTTCATCATAAAAAAATGATTGCTTCATTAAAGTTGGACCATCTACTTCAATTAAAACCTTTGTTTTAACTCCATCTCTAGTGCCATTTACTTCTATTTCATATCTGTCAGGGCCATATTCAATAATATCTCCAATAGCTTCTTGTCCTTCTACAGCTTCACTAGTAATACCAATCCAACTAAATAATAATTGAATAGTTTTAACTGTACAGTCTCCACCTACTGATGATGCAATTGTTGGCATGCCTAATTTTCGATTTGATTTAGTATGTGTTGTTCCTTTTTTACTTCTATCTTGTGGTCTATCATCTAAAGCCTCAACGGAAATTCTATAAATAAAACTATCTATTTCATCTAAAGTCCATTTAGTATGACTTAAAAGAACTCCAGCTATTGCTGTACAATAATTATCTCTGTCTCCTTTTTCAGGATATAAAATACAAAGAGCAGTTGATAAAGCTATTTTACCAACATCCAATTTTAAATTACCAGAGTATTCTTGTATTCCTTCATAATGTTCCCATTCAATAGTTTCATTGTTTAAATGATATTCACTTTCAGGAACTAAAGTATACTGTTTAATATCATGTCTTAATTCACAAAGAGTATTCCCATGAGAAAAGTCTTTAGTATAATTACTTAACTCTTTCGGTAATATAAATTTTAAAGGTTCAACAGAACCTGTCCAAAGGTAATGACTTGTTGGACTATTTTTTCTTCCAAATATTGCACTACACCCTTTAAGGTAATCACTTGTAAATCTTTTTATTAAATGATTGTCTACATCAAAATCAATATACTTATCTAAACGTAAAGCCATTTGTCGGCCTAAATGCTCTGCTTTCCATTCTTCTTTTGAAAGTTTAAAACTTAAGTCACTCCACTTTGCAAGTATAGATTTCTTTTTATCACAGGGTATAATTACGTGTCCGGAATCTATCCAGTCTTCATAATTTCTAGGTGCTTTATCATTTACTTTCATATATTCAACACAACTTTAAAAGGGCCGATTCAGTCTCCCTAGTCGGCCCCCTTATTTTCCTACGCAGGAACTATAAATTTAAAGTCTTCTTTGTTTTAGACTGTTCAGGCGTATCAGTTTCATGTTTAGCTTGAACTGCACCTTTAGATACACTAGCTGCAAAGTTTTTTGCTATTTCATAAACGCCTTTGTCTTTAACAGGACCTACTGTAGATACATCCCAACCAAACCAAGTTCCTTTGTCATTAGACATTTGAACTGTTTTTAGTTTATAAATGTGGCTATATGTAGGCGGTGTGAATAAGCCATTCTTACCTTGTAGCTTAAGTCCCATCATCATTGAATTCCATTTACGACTAATTTTTAATTGAGTCGATTTCATAGAAATCAAAGCTGTTGTTGGACTCTTACCCAATAACACAACAAAATGATTTGCTGTATTCTCAATATAATTACCGTTAGGTAATCTATCTTTGTAAGATTTATCACGAGTTGTCTTACTCATGATATCGCTAGATGCTTCGTGTATTGCTACAGGAGCACCTTTGCTCTCTCCTCTGTCTTGCCATTCTACAAGTTGTCTTTTGTAGTGTGCAGGCAATACATCTACTCCTTTTGCACCATCAAAAATTTCATTTGTGACAGTGTTAAGAATCATACCGGGTTCTGCTCCCTCGATATACTTTCCATCTCTCTTGTTTATTTCAGGAGATAATTGTCCTAATACTTTCAGAAATGGTAATGCAAGATCATCTTGCGACATATTCTGAGTACCTTGGTGTGCATCAGCTTCGAATAAATTCGTTGCTAAAGCACCTGCTTCTTGTTTTTTTGTTACTTCGCTCATGTTTATTGTTTCCTTTTTATGTTAGTTTTATTTCCAACGTAAATGTTGAAAAGTTCCGTTGGCATTTCTTTACCTGCCTCAATACGTTCACGGACTAACGCTTTTAGAGTCATGGGCTCTACCTTCAACTTTTGTGTCGGTTGGAACCCTTGACCCTTTGCAAGTTCGGCATAATCAGCCGCCTTGTTATCTTCGTTTCGCCCAAAAGATACGAGTATCTCGTTTTTGATTATATCTCCTAGGTTGTTTTCACGAAGCCAGTTAAACGCCTTCTCTTTATTGGCTTGAGTAATAGTGGCGCTATAATTTGTTTTAACTTCTAATGAAGATCCATCTTGAAGTTTAAGATAGGATAAACCCATCTCAGACATCATTGTCGGTATAACTTCACCAGAAATATGTTCTGATTTCTTTTTTAAATTTTTTATAGTTTCTTCTGATCTTTTTATATCTTCTTCTAATTGTTGAAGAGTCTCTACTTGATCTGCTAATGACTGAATATTATCAGTTTTTTGTATTACGTTTTCTTGGTCTTTTTCAAAATCTATTTTGCTCATCTGTTTCTCCTTTATTATAAATGTCGATTTCTATTGGATAGTATCTTCTTTCTTGTTTGTCCCATTTTAATAGATTAAATTTTCCATTTGTCAAGTCTGATACGATACAACAAGCGACACCTATTAAAGCAGGATCCCCAGTTAGTAATAAATAATCTTTCTGTCTAAAGTCTTTGAGTAATCTTTTTAACTTTAAGATTAGTGGTCCAGGTGAAAAAATCATTTGTGCTCTTTCGTCTAGTAAAAATTTTATTTTACCATAACCCGTTGCACCCATAATATTTATTTTTGGACGACCATCTCTAGTACCTGCAATTTCTTGCAACACATGTACTATAGAGTCTCTATCTTTTTTTATTTCCGAATAATTTATACTTTCTGGCATTGACAAACATATAAGCATTATTATATAATATGTCAATAGAAAGAAGTATGAATTATAAATTTAAGACAAAGCCATATAAGCATCAGCTTACTGCTTTAGAAAAATCTTGGAACAAAGATAATTTTGCCTATTTTATGGAAATGGGTACAGGGAAAACTAAAGTATTAATTGATAATTTAGCCATGCTTTACGACAAAGGTAAAGTAGACGGTGCTTTAATTATTGCTCCAAAAGGTGTTATTGGAACTTGGTATAACCAGGAGTTACCAACACATTTACCTAACCACATAGAAAATGTGTCAGTATTGTGGCAACCAAATATTAATAAAAAACAAAAAGAAAAATTAGATACTTTGTTTGAAACAGGTGAAGACTTACATATTTTAATTATGAACGTTGAAGCTTTTAGTACAGAAAAAGGTACAGAGTTTGCTAAAAAATTTTTAAGATCTCATAAATCATTAGTGGCTATTGACGAATCAACTACAATAAAAAACCCTAAAGCTAAAAGAACTAAAAATATAACTGACTTAAGTCAATTAGCTAAGTATAGAAGAATTATGACAGGATCTCCTGTTACTAAAAACCCCTTAGATTTATATTCTCAATGCGAATTTTTACACCCTTACTTGTTAGATTTTACTTCATACTATGCTTTTAGAAATAGATATGCTGAAATGAAAACATTACATATGCACGGCAGGCAAATACAAATTGTTAGTCATTTTAAAAATTTAGGAGAACTTTCTGATACTTTAAAAAATTTTTCTTACAGAGTTTTAAAAGAAGATTGTTTAGACTTGCCAGATAAAATTTACATTAAAAGAAATATATCTTTAACAACAGAACAACAAAAAGTTTATGAGTCTATGAAAGAAAAAGCTTTAGCTATTTTAAATGGTAAACAAGTTACATCTGTGTCTGCATTAACTCAATTAATGAGACTACATCAAATTACTTGTGGTCATTTTGTTGCTGATGATGGCTCAGTTCAAGAAGTAAAAAGTAATAGATTAAATGAATTAATGGATGTTTTAGAAGAGATAGAAGGTAAAGCAATTATATGGGCTCATTACCAACATGACATTAAAAAAATTATAAAGTCTATTGAAAAGGTCCATGGTCCGGGTTCCGTGGTTGATTATTATGGACTCACGGCACAAGAACATAGGCAACCTAATATTAAGAAGTTTCAAGAAGATGATAAATGTAGGTTCATTGTAGGCACTCCACAAACAGGTGGATATGGGATCACGTTAACACAGGCAAACACAGTTGTTTATTATTCAAACGGTTATGATCTTGAGAAAAGATTACAGTCAGAAGATAGAGCACATAGAATAGGTCAAAAGAAATGTGTAACTTATGTTGATATTATGGCAGAAGATACTGTTGATGAAAAGATTGTAAAAGCTTTACGTAAAAAAATTAATATTGCTTCTGAAGTTTTAGGAGAAGATCTTAGAGATTGGATTTAAGTTAGTAACTTATCAAAAAAGAATAAGGCCACAGTCCCCACCGCAGCTAATAATACCCAGTAGATTTTATCTACCTTGCCACCCAATTTGTCCAAATCGTCATGCATGTGTTTTAAATGATTATTTTTAATCTGGGAAATGTCTTTTTTTAATCCAGTCACGTGACCGTATAAGGAAAGAATGTGTTCTCTAGTATTTTTAGGTTGTATAGCCATATTAAATTTTTTGTTTTATTGCTTGTTCAGAAGGGGATAATAAAGCAGTTTCAGTTCTTGTCAAGTTTGTAACAGGGTTCACGTTTTGTGAAACCTCTGGAACTTTAGGCTGAGGTGTCTCCGGTAAAGGAGGAGTCGGAAGTTTATTATCAGGCTTACCAAAACCACTAATTGGGCTACCTTTTCCAATAAAAGGTATCTTGTCTCCAAGAAATGTTCTTATTGCTCCTGGTTTATTTTCTTCTCTAGGTTTACCTGGATCATAAGGCGCATCATAAGGAAAAAATCTTTTATTTCTATTATTTTGAATTACTCTTCTAAATTCAGCTTTAGGATATAAAAAGTCTTTATTGACAATTCTAACATTATCTTTATCTTTTTTATTCATTCTATCAACAAGTTCTTCAATATTTTTAACTTTTGTTTTAAATCTTGGTTCAGAAAAATTAATAGGTGTAAATTCACCACGCATTAAATTACCTATCATTTTTTTAGACATATTGGCATCTTTTAATATTTTTCTTATTGTAGGT